GATTCGTGTGTCATCGCAGTGTAGAATCACACCCGATTCCGCAGGGCAATACCTATCTTAGCGCCTATGCCCTCGAGGGGGAGATGTCGCCGAAGGCGACAGAGGGGGTCGGTGCGACCGGACGCGACCTCCCGCCACCGACAGATGACGCTAGCGCTCCACGCGCGGCGACCCCCTCTGGCCTGCCGGCCATCTCCCCCCTCAAGTGGGGAGAAGCGCCGCTTCGCCGTCCATTCACATCCTACCCAGCGAGCCCCTCATGACCGATTCCCGTGCCCGCGATATCCTGTCCCGCCAATCCGAGCTCGAGACCGAGCGCTCTCAGTACGAGGCGGTGTGGGAGCAGGTGGCGGAATTTTGCGATCCCGATGCGCCCGATGTCTGGAGCGGGCGCAGGAGCGGCGGACCGGATTCGCAGGCCGAGCGGCAGGAGCGGCGCGGTGCCCGCGTCTATGCCAACACCATCAACTCGGCCGCCAATCGCCTCGCCGCCGGGCTCGAAAGCCTGATCATCCCGCAGTCGGAAAAATGGCACGGGCTGACCACCGCAGAAATGAACGACGAGGAGACCGACGAGGAGAAGGAATGGGCGGAAGGCTTGCGCGATTTCCTGTTTGCGCTGCGCTATTCCGCCAACTCCAACTTCGTGCCGGCGACGCAGGCCTGCCTGCGCAATGTCGTGCGTTATGGTCCTGCCTATCTCTATGCCGAGGAAGGCTTTGGCGGCACGCTGATCCGCTATGCCTCGATCCCCGTGGTCGAAGGCTATCTCGCCCGCAACCGCTGGGGCCAGGTCGACATTTTCCACCGCCGCTATGAGCGCACGGCAAGACAGGCGGCGCAGCTGATGGGTTATGAAAAACTGCCGGCGCGGATCAAGATGCTGGTCGACGACCCCGCCAAATGCGAGACGAGGATTTCGCTGATCCAGTGCATCCAGCCGCGCGACGAGCGCAAGATGTATCGGCTGTCGGGCGACTATCAGTATCTCGACACCGCCTTCGCCTCCTATCACGTCATCGAGGACGAGGAGGAGATCGTCAGGGAAAGCGGTTTTCGTTCCTTCCCGGTGTCGACCTTCAACTGGCGCCGCTACGAGGGCGACCCCTATGGCATTTCGCCGACCATAGAGGCGCTGACGACGGTGCGCGAGGAAAACGCCGTGCGCCGCTCCGGCTTGCGCGCGCTGCAGCAGATCACCGATCCGGCGACCGCGTCCAAGGCCAGGCTCGACTATGTCCCGGTGCTCAATCCCGGCGAGAATTATCCGGGCCTGATCGACGACAATGGACGGCCGCTGATCCAGCCGATCGCGACCGGACAGAACCCGACCTACGCCTTCAACTATGCCGCGAGCCGGGCGGAGGAAATCCGCGACATGATGTTCGTCAACTTGTTCCAGACGCTGGTGCAGAACCCGCAGATGACGGCGACCGAAGCGCTGATACGGCAGGAGGAGAAGGGCGCGCTGCTCGGCCCCTCCGGCTCGATCATCCAGGCCGGCTTTGCCAGCAATCTCGACCGCGAGCTCGGCATTCTGGAAGACAAGGGCCTTTATGACGAGGACAGCCGCTTCGCGCCGCCGGATAGCCTCGCCGGCAAGGCGGTGCGGCCGACCTTCACCGGCCCGCTCGATGTGCTCAGGCGCTCGGCCGAAGCGCGCGACACCATCCAGGTGGTGACGACGGCCATGCAGATGGCGCAGTTCGATCCCGGCATCATGGACAATATCGACGGCGACGAAGCGCTGAAGATCGTGCAAAGCGCCGGCCGCAGCCCGCAGCGCATCTTTCGCCGCAAGGACGAGGTCGATGGCATGCGCAGCGCAAGGGCCCAGGCCCAACAGGCGCAGGCCGGCATGGCGGCGATCGCCTCCGCCGGCAAGGTCGCCAAGGATGCCGTGCCGGCAGCCGTCCAGGCGCGCGACAGCGGCCTGCTCGACGGGCTGCAAGGGCTGCTCGGCGGGCAGGGGCCAACTGGTGAAGCCGGCGGGCAGGCGACGGCCGTTCCGGCCGCGCAGGCGACGGCCGGAACGGCCGGAACGGCCGCGCCGGAGCAGCGCGCATGAGCGGCAAACGCTTCGCTCGTTCGGGACAAGTCGGCGGTCCCGCCAAGGCGCGCGACGCGCTGGCCAAGGCCTATCTCCGGGTGTTTTCCGGCGAAGACGGCGAAATGGTGCTCGCAGATCTCGCCGCAACCGTTGGCTACTACCGCCGCCCGTCCTATGGCGAATGGATGGCCAGGACCAGGACGCCCACCGGCTTCGAACTGCACAGCGCGCTCAGCAATGCGCGGGCCGAAGTGGTGCAGCACATTATGGGGTTTCTGACGCTGGACGAGGCGCAACTCACGGCGCTGGAGAAGGCGGCGCGGGCTGAGGGGTAGCGGACGTAGAAGCTGCGTCCCTCGCCCCGTTTACGGGGAGAGGATGCCGGCAGGCAGGTGAGGGGCGGCTCCAGCATCTCAGAGGTTCGCGCTGCCCCTCATCCGCCCTTCGGGCACCTTCTCCCCGTGAACGGGGAGAAGGACTAATCGCGGTCGCTGGCCGCGCTCCCGGCGAGGTTCATTGACCTGCTTAGGCAGCGCGCTGCCCCAGGGTTCCTGCAAAAGCCAATCCGACAAACCCCGCAAACGCCGGCGACCGAACGCGTGCGCCATGGCCCTGCCGTGACCGCCAGCGCAGCGCGCCTTTGCTCCAAGCCAGGGAACAGCCAATGGTCCACATCATCCCACCCTCCGTGGCTAAACGGCGGCGCGATGCCGATCCCTCGCCGGTGAGCGGAGCGGCGCAGCAGCTCGACAGCTACTGGCAGGAGATTGCCGAGCATTACGAGCGGCGCATGGCGCAGCAGCGGGCCTTCGACACCGAGATCGCGGCCCGCAGGCTGAACGGCGAGATTGCCCAGGCCGAGGCCGATGCGGTAGCCAGCGCGCCGTCCGACGGCGCCGGCCTGCACGAAGGCATGTATGGCCAGGTTGACCCACACACGGGGCGTGTGTTGCAGACGGGTCGGTTCGACACCCTGTTCAAGGGTTTCTTGAAGCAGGTGCCGCCCGAGCTGCACTCCGGCTTGGTTGCGCGCAAGGAGACGCTGCGCGAGGCGGGGTCGCTGCGGGTGGCGACGCAGCAACTCCAGCGCCGCAGGCAATATGAACAGGACCAGGTGTCGGAGGTACATACCGCCGAACTCAACAAAATCGCGCAGGGCGACCCTGACGACACCGTCGCCTTCGATGCCGCCCGCCAGACCGGTCTTAGTCTCCTCGCCAAGATGGATCTCGACCCGCAGATAAGGCTGCAGGCCGAAGCCGCCTGGCGCGCCAGTACCGCGAAAGCTCGAATGCAAGCGCTGATCGCGCAGGACCCGCGCCGCGCCGCCGAGATGCTGAGCGCAATGCCGGTTGCAAGCGACGGCATGGGCGAGACAGTGCGCTCACAACTCGCTGCCGCCCATGTATTTGGCGAGACCGCTTCGCCGAACAGCAAGGCCGCCCTCGACGCCATCACCTACCTGAAGCCCAGCGATCTTGCGGCACTGAAGGGGCAGGCTAACACCGCGACCGCAGCCCAGATAGTTGGTGCAAATGCGAGGGTCATGCTTGCCGAGCAGAACGCGCCGGCCGTCATTGCCGCCACAGGTAAGTATCCAGAGTGGGAAGAGCCGACGGCGCAGGACTTCTTCAACGTTTACGGGGCCGACGAGGGCTCAAACCGTTTCGAGCAGTTCCGGATTACCGCCGGCATCGCCAAAGCATATTCCGACATGCATGCGGCGTCGAACCACGCCATCCACGCAGAGCTTCGCGATTTCGAACCTGGACCCGACGGCTCGCCGGAAGCGCGTGAGCGCTACGAGATCAAGGCCGGCGCCGTCCAGTTGATCATGGCCGCCCGCGACGCCGATCCCGTCGCCTATGTCAGCAAAGTGTTTCGCGGCGACGCGCCGGACTGGAGCAAAGTCTCAACGCCCGAGAAATTTCAGGTAGCCATCACCTGGGCCAGGGCCGCTGAACAGCAACTGGGTTTCACCAAAGCCCTGGCCGTTCCGGAGGAAATCGCGGACGGCCTGGGCAGAATGTACGTCGATGAAAGCGCGCCGTTGCAGCAGCGCATCATCGAACTGAGCGAGAAGCTCAAGGCGGTGCGCGACCCCGAGGCGCGCTTCGTTTTAGCCGGACAGGTTTTCAAGTCCGCCTTGGCTCGTTTGAGCCAAAACGCGGCGAACAACCCAAAAATCACACCGGCGGAGTTGGAAGCCCAGGGAAAAGCTCTTGAGGCCGATTTGATCGAGATGGCCCAGCATCCCGCTCGGGTGCGGTTCAACGCCGGCTCGTGGTGGCAAAAGCCATTTGCGGCCGCGAACGATCAGGTAAGAATTATTGCCAACAGCGCGACATTCGAGCAGGCCGACAGGTTCGCCGCCGGGATGAATTCGCTCTTTTCCGACAAAAGCTACAACGAACTGCTGGCAGCTGAACAAGCGGAAACCGAGGACGCCGAGGATCGCGCCGGGTCGGCTGGCGTTGCCGCGAAACTACTCGGCGCCTTCGCCACCGGCCACGGCTTTCAAAGCGCCGGCCTTACCTTCACCGGAAAACTCGGGGCTGGGGCTCTGGAGGGACTGCCGGGCCTGTTAGCCCGAAGTGCTGGCACTGCTGCCGACGGTGCAGTCTTCGGTGGCGTCGATGCCGCACTGAACGGCCGGGACATCGCGCGCGAGATGGGCGCTGGAGCCCTTTTCGGTGCAGGTGGCAACGCTCTCGCCGAGGGGCTCGGTGCGATTGGCCAGCGGGTGGTGGCAAAGCTCACAGGAGGCCAGCCCGAGGTTCAGCCTGTTGTGGCTTTGGAAGCTCCGAATCCCCCAGTTCCCGAAGGCATGCCCGCGCCTTCGGTGGCCGAGAACGGAGGTAGCAAAGGCGGCGTCGATGAAGCGTCTGTTGGCCACGACCTGCATCTAAACTATATGCCGGAGTGGGACGACGCGCAGCGGGCTGCGGCAGATCTCAAGGTCAAGATATTGACTGAAGCGAACACCGTCGTTAGCCGTTCTGTGCGTTTATTTGGGTCGGCTCGCAGGAGGTTTGTAGCCGCAGGTAACAAGGTCATCGCTGGTAGCCATGTCGACCACAGAGTTGATTTGCAACTTGGCGGCTCAGACACGATAGGCAACATGGCCCTACTGGACGCCAGTGTTAACACTAGTCTCGGTTCCCAGATAAATCACCTGATTAAGAATCTGCCTCGTGGAACCAGAATTAATAAAGTAACGATAGGAGACCGCGGTGTTCGAGACATTCCAAAAAAACTTTCCGGTGGATAGCAAGATGCCGGGGGATGCAGGTAACTTCTCCCTTGATGCGAAGGTGCCCGGGCTAAACGAATTGCTCGCGAGTTTCGGTGGCGCGACCTTCCGTCATGGCTTGTATCGGATAGTTCGGGCGCAGGATGTCGCACGATGGAACGCAAGGGTGCTGCTGGGCTTTCCTGAGTTTACAGGGCGGATAACCTGCTTTGGCTATGATTGGCAGGGCTCGGCCTTTGCAGTTGATAACGGCAGGCTTGAGCAGGGCGAGCCAGGCGTTCTGATGTTCGAGCCGCATACGGCGGAAGCATTGCAGATACCNCGGCAGGCTTGAGCAGGGCGAGCCAGGCGTTCTGATGTTCGAGCCGCATACGGCGGAAGCATTGCAGATACCGTCCAATATTCGGACTTTCCATGACGTCGAACTCATGGAGGACGACGGTGCCGCATTGGTTCCTGACGGCTACGCAGCATGGCGTGAGAGCGGTGGCGCCCAACCGAGTTACCAACAATGCGTGGGTTATAAGAAACCGCTGTTTCTCGGAGGTGAGGACACAATCGAGAACTTCGAATTGTCGGACTTGGATGTCTATTGGCACATCATGGGCCAAATCATCGCCAAGGTGAAAGGATTGCCACCTGGCACACCAGTGCGCATGTCACCTTGAGCTGAGGGAGGCAACTGCGTGACCGTTTAGTCGACCCACCAACAAGATCGTAGTGGAAAACAGTGCACAACCAGACTTAAGCAGCGTTATCCGTCTGCCTCCGGCCGACATCAGCACCGCCGATGACGATCTTGATGCCGCCCGGATCGAGGCACGGCAGTATCTGGAATTCTACACCTGGGTCTTATCCATCAAAGGCGAATATTTCGGATATGGCGCCGAAGGAATAATCTATATTTTCCTGTTCGAGATAGAGCCGCGACCGGATGTGAACCGATGGATCTGGGTGATCGTTGGCGACGTACCGCCGACATATATCCCTGCAGACGACGCCAGGACGCCTTTCGAGGCTCTTGATGGCTATATCGGTGCCCTTGAGGACTGGGTTGAGGCAGCGCGACAAGGAAAGTCGGTGGCGAAATTGATACCGGTCAATGTAGACGCAAATCCCGCTAACGCCGAAATGCTGGCTGGCCGCCTCAAATTTCTCGACGAAAAAATCTTGCCGGAGCTTAAACGGTAATTCGGACGATTGAGGACGCCGGTAGGCAGGTGAGGCGCCGGCCTCTCAGAGGATCGCGCTGCCCCTCATCCGCCCTTCGGGCACCTTCTCCCCGTGAACGGGGAGAAGGGGGAGCCGGTCCTCAATAATCGCCGTTGTAGTACCGGTCGTCGCAGGGCGCGGTGTAGATCCGGCCGTAGCGATCCTGATAGCGGCAGAGCTGTTCGCCGCGGCGCTGCGGCGTGGTGGCCTGGCCGATGACGGCGCCGAGCAAGGCGCCGCCGGCGGCGCCGATCACGGTGCTCTTGGTGTTGCCGCCCAGCGCCTGGCCGGCAAGTGCGCCGACACCGCCGCCGATGAGCGCGCCGTTGGTTGCCCTCTGCTGCTGTTCGGTCTGCGTCGCGCAGCCTGCCAGAGCGGCAGTCATGAGCACGGCGGCAATGGCTTGTCTGATGATCATCTTGGAACTCCTTTGAAGCCCCAAACGCGGATTGGAGCGAATGGTTGCCAGTTGCTGGCGCATTGCGGCCAAACGGCGGCACGCCCGCTCACGAAATGCGACATGGTTTCTCAGGCCTTGAAGATGATGGTGGCCAAAGCGGAAACGCCTTGCGCGAACAGGGCGATAGCGCCTCGGTTTGAATCGATACGCCAGCGTTGATCCGACGCTTTCTGAATAACGTCCTTTCCGGAAAATTCCCCCCAAGAATGGAGATACCAATGACCCGAGGTCTTCCCCGGACGCTGTCGCGCGCCGCCGCTCGCGAGGCTGGACTTGCCCCGCCCAAATTCGGCCTCAAGGCCGTCACCACGGGGCAGGGCGGCTCGTACCGCACCGTCTTCACCCTCGCCGGCATGCAGGTGCCGGTGGCTGACGCGCTGGCCTATGCCAGCCAGAAACTGTTCGACTTCGCCGACGGCAAGGTGCGCATCAAGGGCGGCACGGCCAGGCTGCAGTTCGCCGTGCCGACGCCGCGTGCGTCGACCGTCAACGACAATGCGGCGCTGACCTGGTCGTTGGGTTCGAGCGCGGCTTCGAGTGCGACCTTGGTAGGCACCATGGTGAATGTGCTGGCCTCCACCGCCCGCACGCTGGACGGTGTGGGCACCGCGCTCTCAACCGCCTCGATTGCCGATGTCGCTGCCGCCGCGACGCTGGACGGCACGGTGACGCCGGTGGATCTCTATCTGAACCTGGCGTTTGCCACGGGCACCGATATCGATGCCGATGGGACGGTGGCCGTGACGGGAACGATCACACTGCTGTGGGAGAACTGGGGCGACAACGCGTAGGCGCTAATCTCCCCCCTTGAGGGGGAGATGTCGCCGAAGGCGACAGAGGGGGTCGGTGCGACCGGGCGCGACCTCGTTCTGCGACGGAGGATGTCGGCGCTTCACGCGCGGCGACCCCCCTCTGGCCTGCCGGCCATCTCCCCCTCGAGGGGGGAGGTCAGCAGTTCGCCAGCGCCTCATTTCTTCCAACACCCCTCAACCGTCTCGGCGCTGCGCGCCGATCCACCTTCTCCCACAAGGGGAGAAGGGAGAAGAAAAGGAAAACATCTCATGACAGATCTGGCAGATTCCGGGTCCGTGGCGGCGCGTGCGCAGCCGGCGGGCAACCCAGTACGGCCACCGGCAGGCGCGGAGAACGGGTCCGCCGCGCCTCCGGTCAAAAGTTGGTTTGACGGTCTTTCCGAAGGCAACCGCAAGCTCGCTGAAGCCAAGGGCTGGACCAAGGCCGAAAACCTCGATCGGGTTTTCACATCCTATGCGGAGCTGGAGCGGCAGCAGGGTGAGAGCCTGCGCGTTCCCGCACCGGACGCATCCCCGGAAGACTGGCAGAAATTTCATGCCCGGCTGCCCGAGACCATGCGTCCGCTGACATCGCCCGACAAGGTCGAGTACAGGCGGCCCGACGGTCTGCCGGAAAACTTCGCCTATTCGGACGAGCTTGCCCAGGCGTCCAAGGCCTGGGCGGTCGAGGCCGGCGCCACGCCGAAGGTGGCGCAAGCCTATCACGACCGCTTCGTCGGCTACATGGCCGAGCAGGCCGCGCGCCAGGACATCGCGCTTGCCCGCTCGGTCGAAGCCACGCACGACGATCTCGTGCGCGACTGGGGACCGACCGACAGCGATGGCTTTCGCCAGAAACTTGAGGTCGCCAACCGGGCGATGAAGAAGCTCGGCCTGGTCGACGCCTACAAGTCCAAGGGCATCCTTTTGCCGGACGGCGCATTGACCGATCCACAGATCGCCAAGGCGTTTCATGCCGTCGGTGAGGCGATGTTCCGGGAAGACACGATCGACGGCGGCGCGGCCGTGAGCGGTGGCAATCCGTTCAAGCGCAACGCCACCGGTGAACGCAACATTTCGGCGATTTCAGCCCTTGTCAAAAGCGACCCCGCCCGCGCCCGGCGGCTCGCGCGGGAAGCGGGCGAAAACCCGGATCTATGGATGCCGAACAACCCGCTCTGATCCCGAGCTACCCGCCGCCACATCAAACCTCAAAGGAAGTGAAAAATGGCAGACGCCTATACCCGTATCGCAGACGCGATCGTTCCATCCGTTTATGCCCAGTACTCGTTCGAGGAGCACGTCCAGTCGCTGGAAATCTTCCAGGCCGGCATCCTCTTCAACGACCCGGCCATCACCGCCAAGCTCTCGATGGGCGGCCGCTCCGTCGACATGCCCGGCTGGAAGGATCTCGGCAACGATCCGTCCGAACCGGTCAATGACGATCCGGCCGATTCCATCGAGATGAAGAAGATCGGCGCCCGCCGCGAGGTCGCCGCCCGCAATGTCCGCGCCCAGGCCTGGGGCGTGCCGGACCTGACCTCGATCCTGGCCGGCGACGATCCGCAAAAGCTGATCGTCAAGCGCCAGACCGAGTACTGGCAGCGCGCCAACAAGCTGACCCTGCTCGGCATCCTGAAAGGGGTCGTCGCCGACAACATCGCCAATGACGGCAGCGACCTGGTGCGCGTCACCGGCGCCTCCATCGTCGACACCGACATCATCGAGGCCGCCTATCTGATGGGCGACCGCGCGGACAAGTTCAAGACGATCTGGATGCACTCCAAGCAGATGAAGGCGCTGAAGCTCGCCGACCTCATCGACTATGTGCCGTCCTCGGAGCAGGGCGGGCCGCTCATCCCCTACTATATGGGGCTGCGCTGCGTGGTCGATGACGACATTCCGGTGGCGGCCGGCGTCTACACCGCCTTCATGTTCAAGGACAAGGCGATCCTGTGGAACGAGCTGCCGGTCAACACCGAGGGCGGGCCGCTCGAGTTCGACCGCAAGCCGCGCCAGGGCCATGGTGGCGGCGTCACCGAAATGGTCGGACGAAGGCACTTCGTGCCGCACGTGCCCGGCACCCGCTTCCTCGATGCGTCGTCGGCGGGCGAATTCGCCACCGATGCCGAACTCGCGCTGGCGGCAAACTGGGACCGCACCGCGTCGAGCGTCAAGGCAATGACGTTCATCGCGCTGAAGACGACCGAGGCCTAAGCCCACGAGAGCGCCCCTCTCCCCGTTCTACGGGGAGAGGATGCCGGCAGGCAGGCGAGGGGCGGCGTCAACGTCTCAAGGCTTGAAGCCAACGCTGGCGCTGCCCCTCATTGCCCTGCCGGGCATTTCTCCCCGTGAACGGGGAGAAAGACGCAGCTTCACCCACCCATCACCACGAGGCGCTGATCCATGGCCATCACCCCGCTCGACATCGCCAATATGGCGCTCGCCGTCCTCGACGAGGCGCCGATCGACAGTCTCGACCAGGACGTCAAGGCGGCGCGTCTCTTGAACCTGCATTTCGACCTGACGCGGGAGGCGGAACTCACCAGGCACGCCTGGGTGTTCGCTATCCTCGCCGCCAGCGTCGCCGGCGCCGATACCGGCAGCGGCGACGGCACCTTGAACTTCGCCTATGAACTGCCCGCCGACTGCCTGCGGCCGCTGCCGCTGACCGCAAATGGCGAACCCGGCGGCGTACCGATCTCCTGGCGCCAGGAAGCAGGGCTGATTTACTGCGACCGGTCCGGTCCATTGATCATCCGCTACATCGCCAATCTCACCGACCCCAACGACTGGGATGCGCTGTTCACCGAAGTGCTGGTGGCAGCCCTTGCCATCAAGATCGCGCATCCCTTGACCCACAAGGCCGGCATGATCGACATCGCCCGCTCGGCCTATGACCGCGCGCTCGACGCGGCCTTTGCCGCAAACGCCATCCAGCGCGGCGGCCGGCTTTACACCGCCTCCTGGGCGCAGCAGCGCGGCGACTTCAGGGTGTCTGCCCGATGACCGCGCTCTACCCCATCCAGGATGTCTTCACCCGCGGCGAGATATCGCCCAGGCTGCACGCGCGCGCCTCGCTCGATCTCTATCGTGCGGCGCTGGCGAAATGCGAGAACTTCGTCACTTTGCCGCATGGCGGTATCCGCGCCCGCGGCGGCAGCTATTTCGTCAACGAGGTGAAGAATTCGGCCAGGAAGACGCGCGCCATCCCCTTCATCTTCTCCTCCGAGCAGGCCTACTGCCTGGAGTTCGGCGACCTCTACATCAGGGTCTATGCCTATGGCGCCCGCGTCGGCACCGTCGAGGTGGCCTCGCCCTATCTGGAAGCCGATCTGTTCGACCTCGCCTATGTCCAGTCGGCCGACCAGATGTGGATCACCCACAAAAACTATCCGCCCAAAGTGCTGACACGCACCGCGCACACGGCATGGACGCTGGCAGGCTACGAGTTCCTCGACGGCCCTTACGATCCAATCAACACGACCGGCACCACGATGACGCCGGCCAGTTATGGCTCGTACGTGCCGAAGATGACAGGCTTGACGGCACCGGCCGGAACGGTTTTGGCCAGCAACGGTTCCGCGTCGGCGTGGGCGATTTTCGACAAGGACAGCAGAACAGGTGCGGAGATCGGTGCCGGCACCAATGGTTGGGTCCAATATCGGCAGGCGAGCGGAGCGAAGAAGGTTTGCAACGCCTACTGGGTGCAAGCCATGAACAGCGCGTCGGAAGCAGAAAACATGCCGACCCAATGGGAAATCCAGGGCTCGAACGACGGATCGACATGGACAACCATCGACTCGCGGATTGGGCAGATAGGGTGGGGTAACTCGGAGCGTCGGTTCTTCGAATTCTTCAACAAGGCCGCCTTTGAATATCTGCGCATGGACATGGACGGTGGCGGCGGGTCTGACAGTACGAGAACCGACTTTGCCGAATGGGCGCCGAACGAGGACGGCGACTTGATGACGCCGTTCAATCTGACGGCGTCATCGGTCATCGGCATCAACGATGATACCGGGTTCCAGACATCGGACATTGGCCGCGCCATCCGGCTGCTCGGTTCGGATGGGCGGTGGCGCTGGGCCAAGATTGCAGCGCGCACGAGCGCGACAGTCGTTACCGTTCGTCTGTATGGCCATGCCTTGCCGGATCTCAGTCCGATCAGTCGCTGGCGGCTTGGCACCTTCGTGCCCGGAAAATATGTCGAGGCGGGCTCGCTCTACGAGGAGCGGTTGGCCTTCAGTCGAAAATTCTCGGTCTATGCATCGGCGACCGGTGACTTCGACAATTTCGCGCTCGGCGAGGAAGATGACGACGCGCTGGAATTCGTCCAGGCCGGCGGCGGCCAGGCCAATGACATCGTCTGGATCGCCGATTCCGATGGTGCGCTGCTGATCGGAACCTCGGGCGGCATCCGCGCGCTGTCCGGCTCCGGCATCGACGAGGCGCTCACCCCGTCTTCGTTCAAGAACCGCCGTTCGCGCACCTTCGGCTGCGCCCGCATCCGCCCGGTCGATGCGGGGCAGTCCTTCCTCTATGTCACCCGCTCGCGCAAATCGATTGCCGAGCTGACGCAGAGTTCTACAGCCAAATTCACCTCCGATGACATCGGCCAGATCTCGGAACATATCCCCAAGCAAGGCGTGGTCGAACTCGCCTTCCAGACCGACCCCGACCCGATGCTGTGGTTCCCGCTCGAAAATGGCGAACTTGGCGGCTACACCCACCAGCCGAGCCAGGAGGTGCGCGGCATGCACCGCCATCGCTTCGGCGGCAGCTTCGCTGGATCCGCCCCCGGTCAACCCACTTGGGCGGTCGTTGAAAGCGCCGTGGTGACGCCTGGCCAGAACGGCGTCGACGACATCTGGCTGATCGTCAAGCGCACCATTGGCGGGGTGACCAGGCGCTACATCGAAATCATGACCACGCCATTCGAATACGGCATGCTGGAGGATGCCTTTCAGGTCGATTGCGGACTGACCTATTCGGGTGCACCCGTCAACGTCGTCTCCGGGCTCGGCCATCTCAACGGCCAGCTGGTCGACGTGCTGGCCGGAGGCAAGGTCTATCGCGGCCTGCCGGTTGCCTCCGGCCAGGTGACGCTGCCCGCCGGCGCCACAGCTGGGAAGTGGCAGGTCGGGCTGCCCTTCCAGTCCGAGGCCAACACGCTGGAACTCGACGTCGGCGGCCAGGACGGTTCCGTCATCGGCCGCCGCAAGAAGGTGGCGAAAGTCATCCTGTCGCTGCTCGAGACCGACACCACCGGGCTGCAGGTGCAGTCCTTCCTCCGCGGCCGCTGGGAGAGCGTGCGCATGCCGAGCATCGTCGCACCCGACGACAATGCGAAACTCTACACCGGCAATGTCGATGTACCGGTCGACGACAGCTGGGAAGGGCAGGGCAGGGTCCGCATCCGCCACGTCAACCCGACGCCCTGCACGATCCGGGCGTTTACGCCGGTATTCGACGCCGAGCCGTAGAAAATTTGATGCGGCAATAGTCAACGCCGAGTTCCCGCCCACCCCCTCTGGCCTGCCGGCCATCTCCCCCGCAAGGGGGGAGATCAACGGCATCTTTGCCTTCGCTAATCGCTGACGTAGCAAGACTGGCGAGCCTGCTCGAGCTGCCAATCTCCCCCCATGCGGGGGAGATGTCCGGCAGGACAGAGGGGGGTGCTGTCCCGCCGACGTCACCATTCTCGCACCATTCCCACCAAGGAACCCACCCCAATGACCCCCCATGCCGAGACCCTCGGCAAGGCGCGGACGGCTGCCGATTTCGCGGCCGTCATCGCCTTGCTCGACACCGACATTAACGACGCCGTCGTCCGCAGGCGCGCGCTGGAGCAGGCCGAGGACCGGGCGGTCTTCGGCGACGGCGACCTGGCCGCGGCGCGCGCCGCGCTCGATGCCTGCAACGACGTCATCGCTGTGCTGGAAAAGACCATCTGCGTCGCCGACACGCGCCGCATCGAAGCCGCGGAGAGCGAAGCCCGCGCCGACATTGCCGCTCTTGGCGACGAGATTGCGGCCAAAGCCGCCACCCTGACCGAGCGCTGGCGCAACGCTGCCCGGCTGGTCGAGCTGCTGCGCCAGGAACTGTTCGAGGCCGATGCGCTCGTCCGTGCCATCGCCACCGCCAATGGCCTGTTCGACGCCGCCAGCGTCGCCGAGCTGAAGATAAACCTCACCGCTGCCCGCCGCGCTGCCATGGCCGGCGCACGGGCAGCCGCACCCGCTCGCCTCAGCCGCGCCGGGCTGCAGGCCGACCGGCTGCTTTTGTCCCTGCTCGCCACCGGCGGTGCGCTCGACCCGCGCCCGCAGCTTGGCGCGCCGGTCGCCGGCGTCAAAAGCAAGTTCATTCCCGCAATCAAACCCATTCCCGCGAGAAAACCCATTCCTGCAATCAAACCCCTAGGCAAACGAGGCTGACCATGTGCACACTTGCCCTTCTCGGCACCGTTCTTTCCGTCGGCGGCGCGCTGGCCGAGGGCCAGCAGTCGAAGCAGATGGCCGACTATCAGGCCAAGGCCTATGAGCAGCAGGCGCAGGCGGATGCTCAAGCCGCCGCCTTCGAGCAAGGCCAGGAGCGCCACAAGCAGGACCTGCTGCAGGCGCAGGCGCGCGCCCAGGCCGGCGCGTCCGGCGTCGGCATAGCCGGCTCGCCGACCGAGGTGCTGGCGGCGAATGCCAGGCAGGGCCAGGCGGATCTCGGCGCGCTGCTGTACGGCTCGAAGCTGCGCCAGAACAATCTCAACAGCCAAGCCGCCATCTCGCGCTTCCAAGGCAAGCAGGCGGTGACGGCGTCAATCTTCAACGCCGGCAGCGCGCTCGTTGGCGGCCTCTCCAAAATCAACGACCCGACGAAAGCGGCAGCGTCAAGCGCTGCGGCCGCCGCTGTGCCGGGCCGCTCCGTGATCTTCGGCAGTGCGGCCCTCAGGGCTCCGTGGGCGGGGAACACCTAGATGGTACACATCATCCCCCTTTCCGTCGGCCAGCGCCGGCTCGATACCGGCAACGCCGTGCAATATCCCCAGGGGTCGCCGATCGGCGGCGCCAAGCAAGGTTTCGGCGACCACCTTTCCGCTCTTGCCGAACGCTACCAGCAGATGAAGGACCAGCAGGACGCGTTCGACGCCGAGCTGGCGCGTCGCGGCTTCGACGCGCGGATCGCGCAGGCCGAAGATGAAGTGGCGGCGAACGCGCCGGCGGATGGCGCAGGCATGCATGAAGCCATGTATGGCGAGGTCGACCTGCGCGCCGGCCGGGCGGTGAAACCAGGCCTGTACGATACGCTGTTCGACGATGCGAAACGGACGATGCCCGAAAGCCAGCGCGCCGCTTTCGCAGGTCAGAAGGAAAACAAGCGCGTCGTTGGCGCATACCGCGTGGCGCTGCGGCAAAAGACCAAACGCGACGACTACGAGAAGGCCACCGTCGACACGACACTGACGACCAATGCCATCGCCATCGCAAAAGGCGACCCGAACGACACCGCGACCTTCGAGGCGATCCGGCAGAGCGGGCTCGACCTGATCGCCAAGATCGGCAACCCGCTTGCCAGGCAAGCGGCGGAAGCCGCCTGGCGCACCAACTCGGCCAAGGCGCTGGTTCAGGCGATGATCGCCACGGACCCGAAGCGCGCTGCTGAAATGCTGGGGGCGGTGCCGGTGGGAGGGCGGGTACGAAATGATACGGCGGCCGTAGGCGGCTCGAATGTTTCAGGTGAATCCAATGCGACCGCGGTGACGCAGGAACAGTCGGGCAAACTATCGCTGGACGAAAACAGGGCACAGGCTAGCGAAACTGCTGCGCCGAATGGCGAAGCGGATATTCCACTGGAAGCTATCACCTACCTTAAGTCCAGCGATATTGCCACACTGAAGAATGAGGCGAACTCCGCCACCGCGGCTCGATTGATCGACGGGCATGCGAGGGTGCGGCTTGCCGAGCAAAACGCGCCCGCTGTCATCGCCTTCACAGGCAATTACCCGGAAGAGGAAGAGCCAGCCGCTCAGGATTTCGTCAGTACCTACGGCGCCACAGACGGGCAGACGCGTTTCGATGAGTTCAGGGCGACGGTTGATGCCGCCAACTCATTTCACAATTTCTACCGCGCATCGAACCGCGAGATACATGCCGAGCTTCGTGATTTCGAACCCGGCCCGAAGGGTACGCCAGAAGAGCACAAACGCTACGACATAAGGGCCGGCGCCGCCGAGATGATCATGGCCGCCCGCCGCGAGGATCCCGTGGCCTATGTCACCCAACTGTTCCCCGGCGAAGCTCCGGACTGGAGCAAGGTTTCAACGCCACAGGATTTCCAGAAAGCGGTGACCTGGGCCAGGGCCGCTCAAGAGCAGATGGGCTTCGACACGAGACTGCCGCTGCCCTGGGCTGTAGCTGACCAGTGGGCTGCGAAATACATCGACCCAAGTTTGCCATTCAACACCCGTCTCGCGGAGTTGAGTTCGATTGTCCTCGCAGTTCGCGATCCGGAAGCGCGCGAGGCAGTAGCCAAACAAATCTTGCTGGCAGCGGAAGCCCGGTGGCGAGCCAAGGCCGCCCAAGATCCGACCATGACGCCGGAGGTATTGGAACTCCAACTTGCAGCGCTGAAGAATGGTCTGACGTGGATTGGGGAAAATCCGGCTCAGGCCCAATACAGCACCATGTCGTCGTTACAGCAGTTCGGCATGGCATTCGGGGATATCGGCAGGACCATAGCCAAGGGCGCAACCGCTGGCGGCGCGGACGCAATCGTCGCCAAGCTCGCATCCTCGGCGTCAGGTGAAAGCTACCAGAACCGTCTGGCTTTCGAACAGGAGCAGACGGAGGATGCCGAGGACCGGGCCAGTTCCGCCGGCTGGGTGGCAGAGGGTCTTGGTGCCGGCCTGTCAGGATACGGCGCCGCGGTCGGTGTGTACGGTTTGCTAGGTCGGGCAGGGATTGGCGCGGCAGCGGAGGGCGGGTTGACCGGTCTAGGCGTCCGAACCGGCGTAGGCGCCGCGACTGGCGGTGCTTATGGCGGAGCATATGCCTACAATGTCGGCGAGAGTGTTCCCCGCGGTGTTCTCAACGGCGCGCTTTGGGGGGCCGGCGGCAATGTTCTTGCCGAAGGACTAAGTGCGATTGGCAGCCAAGTGGTGGCTCGGCTTGCGAAACGCGCGGCAGTTGCTAAGCCCACGACCGTCCCAGATAATGATCCAACCCCGGTTCCTCCTGTCAAAGCGGAAGAGATTCCTATCTCAACCGACCAGGCACCCGAAATAAGGAGGCCCTATGCACATTTGGAAGATCCTCCTAACGTTGCGCCTGGCAAGAAGCCAACGAAGAAGCAAATAGCGACTCTTCATAAAGAAAATATTAGGATGAACGGTGGGGTTTTACGATCAGATGAGAGTGGAATAGACATAATTCCGGCAAAGCAAAGTAAGAGGGGCGTGACTCCTCCGATGAATGAAGCTCACGTCGATCATATAGATCCAATCCATCCTCGTGATATTACGAAGATCCCAGGGTCAAATAGTTATAAGAATCTTCGTCTCATTGCCGGCTTTGAAAATGTCGAAAAGTCAAATAAATAGGTGCGACATGGAAAAGTGGAAGTTTGCGGATCCAAAAAATCTAGCCGTTGTCTCGACTCGCAAGATATTTAGGGGCGGCGGCTGGATTGCATACGCGTCACATGATGCTGACGACGAGTCGTGGCAGTTCTACGGAAATGAAGCTGAAGTCGATCAGAACGACTTGATTTTGGTAGGCTTGGTTGAGGTGGTGGAGCTTGATGAAACAGTTGCACAGCTGGCGGATTTGCCATTGGGCTGGCATGCTTGGCGCGATGCAAAAACCTCGCCATGGAAGCGAGCCAAAATGCCTGACGAGGTTCCAGGGTCGACGCTGAGTTAGTTCCATCATCCCGAATGGGATAGGTTCGAATGGGGACGGATTTTATAATTTGAAGCTCAACGCGTGAGTGAAGGCGCGGGAGAGAAATGAACAACGCAATTCCGGACCTGTCCACCGTTGTAAGGTTGCCTCCAGCCAATGTCGGCACCGGTGAAAGCGAACTTGACTCTGCCCGCGTCGAGGCTCACGAACACCTCGAATTCTTCGATTGGGTTTTGTCCATCAAGGGCGAGTTCTCGGCTACGGCGCCGAAGGCATCATATCTTTCTGTTCGAGATCGAGCCTGGAAGGCCGGACATACCAAGATGGATTTGGGTGATCGTCGGCGATGTGCCAACGACATATAACCCGGCTGACGACACCAAAACCCCTTTCGAGGCTCTGGATGGCTACATCGGTGCGCTTGAAGATTGGGTTGAGGCCGCGCGTCAGGGAAAATCCGTGGCGAAGTTGATACCAGTCAATGTCGATGCGACTCCTGCCAATGCCGAGATGCTGGCAAGTCGCCTCGAGTTCCTCGATGAGAGGATTCTGCCGTTGCTTCAAGGGTGATGCCAAGAAGCGTGCAGCGAGGCCTTGTCGGCCAGCCCGTGGATGTGCATGAAATTAAGCCAGTGAAGTTTGGCGGGAGTCCGACCGATCCGTCCAACAAGGTCATTCTGCCCCGAGAAGTTCATCAGCAGCAGGTTACGCCCTGGTGGAACAAATTACTAAAAGACATTGGAGAATAGCAGTGGGATATGCACTAACTAAGGGACGTTTCGACCCACCGGCTCAAGCTGCAGTTGTCGATGGCCTGCCCGCAAGCCTGGGAGTGACGTTGCCGAAGGATTACGCCAATTTCCTTAGGGAGCATAATGGAGGTGAAGGCTTCATCGGCGACAGCTATATAATTTTTTTCAAGGCTGAAGAGTTGGTAGACTTCAATCGAGAATATGAGGTTGAGAAATACGCACCAGGCATCCTCTTGTTTGCGTCGAATGGAGGAGGGGAAGCCTATGGCTTCGACACCCACGATGTGGAAATGCCGATCGTGCGCATCCCATTCATATTTATGGAACGGAAATCCGCCGAGACGATAGCGCGTGACCTCGCCGGTCTATTTGCTGCGTTGGAGGACTTGAAATGAGCGTCCAAGGTACAGATTCGCGTTCCAAAGGCATGGAATTGTTCGAGATCAAACCGGTAGCGGTTGGCGGCGATCCAGTTAGCATGGAGAACAAGATCTGGTTGACCAGGCAAGAGCATTTTCAAGTGGTGCGCTTTTGGAATCGAACTATCGAAGTTCAGCGTAAGGCGGCACTGGAAAAGGCGGGACGAAACGGGGAATAGAGTGCAAGGAGCACGAGCCATGACCAGCGTCGGACGATCATTTGCAAATCCACCGAACCGCCGGCGCAAGCAACTCGTCCCTAGATCCCAACATAATAATGGTACCATCTTCCAGGAGGTTTTGCATCCGAATCGTGGCGGAGGGTTTCTCTTTGGGGCAAGTAGGCAGGCTGATAGACATAGTTGCAAGGCTGTCGGAGTTTGACGAGTACGACACGATTTATGCGTCGGAGCCTTGGACCGAGGATTCCGATGCGATGGTTGCTACCGGGCTGGACACGGGAAGATCGCCACCGGAGGCCGTCGAAGCCGGTTTGGAATATTTTCTTGAGATACATATCTGTCGAGAAGTCATCGAGGGTTGGCTTGCCTCAATAAAAGAAAAACCTAGCCTAGCGGGGGTTTGTCAAAGGCTTATCGAATACGCCATCAATGACGCATAGGAGAGATAGAGTGGAACATAACCCGCGCTATGACGGAAAGCCGCTGCTTAAACTATTGGAATTTTATGTTTTGTGGGTAATTGGTGAGCTGCCCGAAGAGGTGGATAAATCCTTGAAGGCGATAGCTCCCAAACTGCACACTCTCTATGGCGGCGATGGACAGTGGCAGGGCGCAATTGCCGCATCTGTTCATTTTTCCGAGGAATAACGGCGGAAATCCGGGGTCTATGGGCGAGGAACCTCGAAATCGCTCGCGACAACGACGTAACGCTTTCGCCTCAGAAATTTGCCGAGATGTTCGTAGATGAAAATTTCGAGAATGATGGATTACGGTGACAGCGTATTTCTAGAGGTCCGCACCAGTGCGAGGTAGAGCGAAAGCTCTAAAGCTGACAAATTGAAAAGAGTGCACTGTCACCGTAATTCCGAAGCATTGAGACGCATAATTCAGCTGGACAGCCTGATCGTGGGCGTTGGAGGAACTGCCGGGTTATACTTGTCCAGCGGACAAAGTGGCTCCAGTATGGACGGACCCGTTGAGGAGAACAGCAATGTCTATTAGATTCGCTGCGCTGGCGCCCACTTACATCTGAAGGGCTGGCCAGCGGTCACCTTGAAAATCGCATGGGACGGCGGCCTTGGCTCGCCGCAATGAACATGGGCAGGAAGATACTTCTCGGTGGAACGTTTCCTATGACGACGACATCGAACTGAACAAGCGGCGGCAACACCCGACCAATAGGCCTGGTTGTGGCGGCTGGAGACATGTGATCCTTCGGAAAGGCCAGAGCTACTGGCCAAATACGAAGAATGGAATCAACTCCACGAAGAGAAAAAGCGGAATGCCAAGGGTTGGGAACACCGCAGCTTTTACCCCTTGCTGGATTTTGATGACATCGGTCGCACAGTCATGCAGAGGGCGACGCCGAGGCAATGGCGCTGAGGATCGAGCTTGGGCTGCCGGCTGAACCGGAGAAAGTGCCGACCGAAGAAGAGCGTATTCTGGCCGAGGCCGGGGATGGCTATGTGACGCCTGCGCAGCGCAAGCGGCTGCGCTACCTGCGCAAGCACCCTGAGGAGGGGTGATGCGCCGCGTCTAACTCTTCGGCCTTCATCACAGCGCTGATCGTCGCGCACCAAATTGGAACTTCTTTCAAGCCTCGCTTCGCGGGGTTTTTTTCATGGAGCAAGCCTTATGGCCCGACCTGCAACTGCCGCCGTTCGTCTGTTGACCGGCGAACGCGAACCCGTGCGCCTGGCGACGACGGGCAACATCACCCTTTACGGCCTGCAGACCATCGACGGCGTGCCGGCCGAGGTGGGCGACCGCGTGCTGGTCAAGAACCAGGCCGACGCCCGCGACAACGGCATTTATACCGCCAGCGAAGGCCAATGGTTCCGTGCCGCCGATGCCCGCACCAGCCGCACCATGCAGAAGGGCACGACGGTGCATGTGCAGCAGGGGGCGGTCTCGGCAGACTTCGTCTATGTTTTCGAAACGTTCGACCCGGTGATCGGCACCGACGCGGTCACGATCGCCTTTTACCTGTCGGAGGACACGCTGGGCGATGCGGTGGGCGCGGCCAGCGCTGCTGCCGCCAGTGCCGCTGCGGCGCTCACCTCAAAGAACGCTGCCGCCACCAGCGCCACCAACGCCGGCACCTCGGCCGGCGCC